GTATTGTTTAAAAATGCCTCAGGTAATCCAGTAAATGTGAAATTTTCGTTTCAAGCGTTAGGATATGGAAAAGGTGCTTAATTAAATGGCAAGAGTAACAACCACAGGGTCAGCTACAGATAATAATTTTAATGCAGCTAATGGAACAGGTTTACAAGTAAGAACAAAGTTGAATGAAGTTTTAACTGCCTTAAGAACTTTAAATGCTGGCAGTGGAGATCCATCAGGAGACGCAAATGTTGTAGCTTTTCAACCACATATTGATACTTCAACAAATGAACTGAAGATTTGTACATCTGTCAACTCAGGAACAGGAACTTTTACAACTATTGGAAATATAACTCAGACAAATTTTGGATTACTACCAAAAAGTGGTGGAACTTTAACTGGTGTTTTGACAGCAGCTACTGGTTCAACTTCTGCACCATCTTTGAATTTTGGTGATGGTGGCACAGGTTTTCATAAGAAAAGTACAAATGTAATAGGTTTAATCGCTAACCAAGCTGAGGTGGCATTTTTTGACCAAAACAGTTTAACAATAGACAATTCAAAAGAATTAAGACTTTTAGAAAATTCTGGTAGCGAATATGTAGCATTAAAAGCACCAAGTTCTATATCTGCAAATAAAACAATTACTTTTCCTGATGAAACAGGAACAGT